CTTTTGTAACTTAATCCCGTAGAGCGGATTGTCTTTCTTCATCGTGCGAGGCGATCAACCTCGTAAGATGTTTAATAACTTTCCGTTTTACCTTTAGGATTCTGGTCTGAGATCTTTCTTTTGAAAGCTCGTTCGAAGAGAGTACGGACAAGACTGGAGACTCCTTGAGACTCGTCTCAAGTACCTGCCAGATTGACTGCTGATTGCGTTTCGCAATCGACTCTCCCTGATCTCCTATCATCTCAAGCATGCGCTGCCTCGAAACTTTGACAATTTCAAGGAGAGGCATGCATTGGGATGTACTGGATCTTTCATTAGGATTGGGGGTTTGGTTATTAACCTCAGCCTGGTCGAGAAACTTCTCAGGATCTCCTGGTGAGTCACCTTCATCAAGGTTTATGTCAAATTCCTTGGGGAGGTTAAACACCTTGAGAACCTTTCGAAGATTCTCTTCCAACACTTCTTCAATAGCGACCCTCACAAAATGAGGCGTGTTACTCGTGACTTGTACAAATCATGAGTTACAAGAGACTTGGCAACCAGATAATCGGTGAAGCCTTACAAGCTTCCCAATTCTAGTTTCCTGGGTCTCGTCACTACGCGGAAGTGAAGCGCATAGCATATACTCATGGACTATCTTCTTTACGAAAGTTGGATGATATCCATGTGCTGATATGAGATGCTTTAATAACCCGGGCCTGTCTCCGCCGTTGGTTATACTTCATCCTTTTACAAGTGCGCTCCTAAAAGTTTCTACTAATCCGGGAGGAAAAGTTAGAGACTCATGGAGGGCATTGATAGGGAAGGGAGATATTTCTGTGCCTTTGTAGAATCATCGTTTCGCGAACTCGAATAGTTTGTCACTACTCATAGTTTTTGAAACCGATACTTCTACTCCGAGCCCATGAAGTACCTCCTTGTACTTGTTCGCGACATCATTATTTAATATAACAATGTCGTCACCCAATATGAAGAACTCATTACCATTTCTCACTCCCACTTTGGACTCTAAATAACTAACTAGTAGTCCATGTGTTAATGCGAATACTGGTCATGAACTGTATGAACCCATAGGTTGCCCGGCAGCATATCTAACTGCCCTGCCCCTACGGACATCCATGAAGTCCTGAGACATGATATTATTTCATGCATCAGCAACTTTTTGGCCATACAGCGCTTCTAATACGGCAACCTGGAGATATCTAGGAAACCTATCAGTTGCGTCCTTTAAATCAATTGAGTGATAAACGTTGTCACCCCTAAGTTCGGTATTCTCAGTAAAGCTGCCTTGAGAGAATGTATAATCTCAGGGCAAACTTTTGAGGATAGCTTCACAGCTATCATGAAGTGGCTTTAATGCGGATTGTGCCCAATAGTTGAGCGTTGCTATTACCCTTGTTTTACCTTCTTTATCAGGAATTCTGGAGACTTTTCCTCATCTAAAGCTAGTTACTTTAGTGAGGTTAAATCTTTCTTTCCAGTCCTCCTCTAAAGCAGGTAGATACTCTAAGAGATCCTTCAACCTCTTAGTGAGTCCAGGGGCAATGGCATCGAACCATTCATACGCCTGTAAAGGAATATGTTTGGCCTCATCTATTGAGGTACGCATTGCGGGTCCATTTGGACCCTGCCCGAACATAGTTGGGTAATGTACAAAAGATTTTAGCGGAGCGTCACCATGATATCTGTCTACTGTTCTAGCAACATACTTCTGGAAGTCTATAATGTCTATGACATTATATCCCTTCAGAGGAGATGTTATGGAATGTAGATCGACATCCTGTTCTTGAAGCTCGATAAGTCTACCGAAAGTCAAATACGTCATAAGCATCCTTAACTTAGAGGGAGTGATTTCCCCTCTTAGTTCTGGTATGAATATGCCCATGACCTTAGGTATACCATCGTTGGTAACACCAATCCTAAATCTATATTCAGAAGGAGCGTGTTTGTTTCCGCTTAGGTAACGCGTGAAACATTGTCTTACTTCTTTAAAGTAAGATACTGTGGACCGTATTCCTATTGTTCTCTCCATTTTGAGAAAGAAAGTGAAGAAATCTTTCTCCCATTGGAAGAGCATTCTTCGGGATGTTGGATCACAAGTGTCATTGATTATGAATTTTGTAGAAATGCAGAATTTTTTAATTAATACATTTGTGGTTTCTTTTGTTTTCATTTTATTAGAAATGCCGTCGAGTCCAGGTCCCTATTACTAGGGTGGAGTTTCCAACGACGGGGGCTTGTACGCCTTTTCTTTAAGAGTCTAATCAACTCTAAGAGA